CCTAGAAGACGTTAGCTATATTATCGAGCGCAAGCAGCTGTCTTCCGTGCAAGTTCGTCAGATGTTGACGGAACAACGTGGTTTTGATCTGGAAGCCGTTTCTGATGTGCTGGAACGTCGAGTCTATTCCAAGGGCAATGAAATAGCGCAGCCGCTAAATCCGCATCAGGAAAGCTACACCGAAGAAGAGAAAGAGTACGAGTTACTTGAATTTTGGGGGGTATTAGACCAAGACGATTTGGAAGGCTACATCGACACATCCGAGTTGGATAACCTGAGTGTCTTGCCCGTCTGCATCTATGTTCTGGGTGACAGAACAGTCAAGGCCACGCTTAGCCCGTATGACGGTATGTTGCCGTATCACTTTGGTTACTGGCAACGGGTACCACACAGTATCTGGGGTGACGGAGTGTTCTGGAGCATTCGGGATGTACAGTCCCTGCTAAATTTTAGCATGGCGATGTATGTCGAAGGCAAACAGATTAGCTCTTTACCGATGGCCGGTATGGATGCGAGCCAGTTAGCGGCGAATGAAGATCCAACGGATCTTTATCCGGGCAAGATCTTTCAGTTTGCTCCGGGTTCGGATGTTGGCAGTGCATTTAAGCCAATCGTGATTCCGGATGTGACTCATGGCCTGATGGATATGATGCAGTTTCTGCAGAGAGAAGCGAATCTTTCCAGTGGACAATCACCAATCGGCATGGGTCAGACTGCACCCTATCAGACGCGTACCGCGACCGGTATGAGCATTCTGAACACGAATGCGCAGAAACAAACGGCGTCGGTTGTTCAATCGATCAGTAACATATTACGTGGTGCGATCAACGGAATCTATCGGTGGATCTTAGTGGATACGGATGATCCGAATCTTCATTGTGATGCCGAAGCACTCTGTACAGGTTACGACCGTTTTGTCGCCGAAGAAATTCACAATCAACAGATGCTTCAGTTTCTGCAGACCGTGATGAACATTCCGGGCCTGACGGAGCAACTGCGCATGGATCGTTTCGCTAAGCCCATGTTGCGAGCCTTTAACATGAATCCGGATGAGATGCTAAAGACTCCGGAAGAAATGCAACAAGCTCAACTGCAACGTGAAGAAGCAGCCCAGAAGCAGATGCAGATGGAAGCGCAGAGCAAGGCGCTATTAGCACAGATTGATCAGCAGAAATCAAAGCTCGATGCTGCTCTGGAAGAGAGAAAGTCAATTGGCGAGCAACGCAGAGATCTTGAGATTCGCAGGATTATGAACCTGATGGAGAACGGACAAGATCCGGGTCCGATTACCGATTTTACAGATCTTAGCGTGATTATCCGTGAAGAACTGCAGAAGCAAAAGATGCTGGAAATGCAACGCCGCGAGCAACTTCGTGCGCAGGAAATAGAACGAGATCTTCAATTAGCACAGCTGGAAGACGCCGAGTATGCAGAACTACAACGCTCACAAGCCCGGTCAGGTGCACCCGCTAACACCGGAAGAGGTGCGAATCCTTCGGCAGAGTCCGATGTGGCTGCATCTGGAAGAGTACCTGAACTATCGAATTCAACAGGAATCTCATCTGGCCCTGCAGCCGGTCAACCCCGACCAATGTAAGGACCATAATTTACGTGTCGGCAAGATTCAGGCTTTTCGTGAGATTCTGAATTATCCCGACGCATCCTCATCATCTAAAAGAGTATGACCTCCGAAACAGTGGAAGTTACGGAAGAAGTGCAGAAGGAAACCCCTTCACCCCAAGAATTCTGGAGCAAGCTAATCGAACCCGGTGCCAAGGTGGAAACCCCACCCGAAGTACCAGAGGTAGTAGATGAAGAACCAGAAGAACTGGAAGTTGAGGAAACGAAAACGGTGAAAGCCGAACCGGAAGACCCGTTAGCGAGTGACCCCAAGCTAGCGAAACGGTTTCGAGATTCACAAGCTTTCATTTCGCAGCTAAAGCAGGAAAATCGCGATCTCGCCAATCAGGTGGGAAAGCTCTCCGAGCAGATAAAGGAACTAAGCCGTTCGATGCAGACTGCGCAGACCCCGCAGAATGCTCCGGTAAAGCAACCTTCGAAGCAAGAAGTAAATGACGTGATGGCGGAAGTGATGGCTTCCCTTCCCGATGAAGTCAAGGATGAGGTGCAGACCTTTCCGGAGCTTTTCAAGGGAATCGATGCCCTGATCAAGCACCATCTGTCATCTGCGAACAAGGAGATTGAAGAAGACATTGCTGAAGTCCGCCGAAGTCGTCGTGAACGTGTTGTGCAAAATAGTCTACGCGAACGTCATAATCTGGCTAATTCGCAGCTAGGCATTACCAATGCCGCGCAGTTGGACTTGGATGACGGAACTTTCGCCCAGTGGGTGCTAAGTGAACCGTGGCGCAAGAACGTCGTGATGGATTTCGAGAATCCGAAAGGATTTGTTGATTTGCTTCGTAGCTTTTTCTACGAGTATCCGGAACTTGCCAAGTCAAGTAATTCGCATACACCCCCCGTAGATGAAGAGCAACAGAAAGCAGACGCTAAAAGAGATGAACGACGAAAGCAAGCTAGTCATTCGATACCTGCTAAACCTGTTACACGTACTCCTCAAAAGCCGAAAACAGTACAAACGCCTGACGATAAGCAATTGTTATGGCAGCAATTAACAGCAAAAGTTAGCTAAGAGGTTAAAATGGCTTATACAGTTAGTAACTACGTCAACGTAACAGGTCAAAACCTGTACGGAGACTTGAGCGTGGAAGACGCGCTTACCATTCAGTCGAAGATGTTGCCTGTGGCAAAAAAGCACCTGACTTTCGCACGTTTCGCGCAGAAAGACACCAAGGGGCAGAACCAAGGAAACGTCATTCGCCATCGCCGCTACAAGAAATTTCCCCTTTCAGATCAACCACTTGGAGAAGGTGTGACTCCTGATTTCGACGTGCTCGAATCAGAAGTGATCTCACATACTGTTCGACAATATGGGCGGTACGTGCCGGTGACCGATCTGATGGAAATTCTTGGGCAAGACCCCTATATCAGCATCATTACAGAACGCCAAGCGCAACAAGCTGCAGAGACAATGGACCTGTTGGCTTACAAGCACTTTAGAGCACCTGCTAATGTAATTTACACCAACGGTGCATCCCGTGCAGCTGTGAACACCAAGCTCACCGTTAGTGGTAACAACTGTCCACAGTTAGACTCTGCTATTCGTTTTCTTGAAGGCAATGATGCCGTTAAGATGACCGAAATGCTAGCAGCTACTCCGGACATTGCTACCACACCAATTCGGGCTGGATTCATTGCCATTTGTCACCCGATTTTACGACAAGATCTGGAAGCGATTCCTGATTTTGTACCGGTTGAGAAGTATTCTGATTCCGGTGCCGCAATGGAAATGGAACTCGGAAGCTACAAGGGTATTCGATTTATCGGTACTACACAGGCAACCGCGTTCGAAAATGCCTCTGGCAACACCTCAACAGGTGCTGGAAATACAGGTGGTACTAACGTTGTGGAGAATGGTACTTACGCCGATGTTTATCCGATCGTGATCTTTGCAAAAGATAGCGTGGGTACAGCTACTATTGGTGGTATGGATAGTATCATTCCCAAGGTAGTTCGACCAACTCCTAGCGGCACAGACCCCTTGGGTCAACGCGGTACCGTTGGTTATACATTTATGTTTGGAAGCGTGATTCTTAACGAGGATTGGATGGTTAGCATCGAGACAGCTGTCTCTTCTCTAACTGCTCCAACTGCCGGTACTTACTACGCGTCCAATAGTTGATTGATTCGCCGCTAAGTCGTGCGACTCGCAGAACTTAGCGGTAATTTCTAGCTCAAAGGAGTTATTATGAAGAATGATAAAATGCAAATGAGTTACGTGCCTCAGACTACTGAGCATAAACTCATTTCTTCGAACGGTACGTTCGACTTTACGCTTCCTCACGGAGCCATTGTAGAAGATGTAGTAGTTGTTAAGAAAGTATTGGATTCAACGGCAACCACTGCCACTTTGAATATCGGTACAACAGCTGCTCTTGGAAACAATGTTGCGGCGGCGAATTACTACACACCTACCGCTATCGATATTGATACCACTAACGGTCAGGTTGGTGTAGCTGGTATCGATGCAGGTAAGATGATGGAGCCTGTCGCTAGCAACCGTGTTGTGCGAGTTACTACAGCTAATCTTACAGCTAACAGTGTCGCACGAATTTATGTCTGGGTAAATTATCGATTTGCCCCTCAAAACTACAACGTAGCCAGTGGACAAGTTTCCACACCTACTCGCGTAGTCTAACTTTTTTCGTACAAGCTGAATTGCACCTTAATTCAGCTTGTACATTTTACTTCTTTTTACTATAATAGTGGCGTTTTCATGGATTTCTCATACGCTCCCAATCAGGCCCAGAGTTATTTCAATTCCGGAACTGGAAAATTCCGGCAACTCCCTGCCAACAAGTCTCTCGCTCCCGAATGGGATGGAGAAACTTCTAACATTCCTCCCGGTTTCGGCGTTATTCGAATCGAGAACGGACGCGAACAGTTTGAAACCGAAGAAGTCAGTGTCTCCGTCAACGGTTATAGCGTCGTCATTCCCCGTGGATCGGCTCGCATTGTTTCCGCCGTTCACATCAATCGCTTGATGGAATGCCGCACTACTGAATACACACAGACTCAGTTCTACAAGCCACCCGAAGGTTTTGTTCGTCCGCGCTTTCCGATTACGGTGATCGTGGAACCAAAGGACATGCCGGTACTGGTGGACAATGAGACAGCTACCGAAGTCAAAGCGGAAAGCAAGGAAGTTCGCGCACCGCGAAAAACCAAAAACACATTGACAGTAGGCGAAAATGAGCTTGATGCTGGGTGATATTCGTACACGGGCAAAACGGTTATTGCAGGATACTAATGATAGCAATCGCCGTTGGCCTGATGCTGAGCTAAATGATTATATCTTTGATGCTCAGCACGAATTCATTCGGTTGACAGGATACCCCCTGCACACCACAGGGGTTTCCTTGTCCGGGTTGACAGCTGAATACAGTATTCCTTCTACGCTAATGACGCTAAGACGAGCACGTGTACGCAATCGTGCAGTCGAGATTCCGATCATTAGTCCCGCCGTGTTGGATGAAAGCATTGTATTTCTGAATGAACCGGTCAATTCCGATTGGAAATCACAGACCGGACCTATTCGCGCTCTGGTGGTAGAGCACCAATCCTCTTCTACATTTCGACTTTTTCCGATTCCCTCCGGAACGATCTATACCGAAGTTAGCGCGACGCTAAATTCGACAACCACAATCACCGTTGCTGCCGGTCAAACGACAATTAGCGTCGGTATGGTGGTGAGCGGTACCGGCATTCCAACGGGAACCTACGTGGCAAATGTCAACGGAACGACTATTACGTTGAGCAACGCAGCCACCGTTAGCGGTACTCAGACGCTAACCTTTGTTTCAACCAACATCTTTTCTCCGCAGCTACTGCAGATACCGACGACTGATATTAACGATATTAGCGGCACGGACCTCTCCTATGACAGTTCCAATGTATTTCTCGGAACTGCCGTTACTTTACCCAGTATTGAGTTGCAGGGAGTTCGACAACCACCCCGCAATGCTCTGCAGGACTCAGCTGATGGAGACAATGATGTGCCGCTAATTGGCATGGCTTACCATGAAAGCCTTGTCTACGGCTGCGTTGAACGTGCGTATCTAAAAGAGAATGAGCTAAGAAATGTTCAAAAAAGTGAGGAGTTTCGACGGCGTTTTCTGGAATACGTTGCCGATGCTCGGCGCACTGAGCCAGAGAATCGCATACGTCGAGTTGGTGGTGCTAATCGCGTGCGAATGAAACTATCGAGTCGGTGGATATGACAGTATCAGTACAGGGAACCGGTGGTGAGACGGTAGTCTTTCAAACACGAAAAATAACAGGGGATGATCTCGAAACCAACGCAGCCTTGTTGGATTTGGATGACATTCCCATGCCCTCTGG